TAATGTGCGGACCATATAACAAAGGTGTTATTTCTGGTTTCACAGGAAGAGCGCAAGCAAGACAGTTTGTTGATGCTAATACAGTAGAAGCATCTGTTTCTATCTACTCAGGTGATTTTGGTGAACTACAAGTTGTGCCATCAAACAGAAGTAGAGAGCAAGCAGTTCATCTGTTAGATCCTGAATATGCAGCAGTTGCATATTTAAGAGATTTTGAAACTATTGATATTTCAACTATCGGTGATGCAGAAACCAAAATGATTGTATGTGAATATGGTCTTGAGGTTAAAAACGAAGCAGCACATGG